GGACAAAGACAGATTCCCAAAAGATTGTTGGGAAAAGAAGTGCGAACATTTCCGCATTTGGGATATGAGCATAGATGATATGTGTTGTTTTTGTGATTTATTACAGCTAGAATGTGATGCTTGCGATGAAGATTATAGTTATGTACGGTGTCCAAAACAAAAGGAAAGCGAGGTCCAACACGATGCCTAAAGCGATATTGGAGTTAGAGATGCCGCAGAGTTGTAAACAATGTAAATTAGGGCATTATGACGAACTATACGGCATTATGCATTGTGATATATTGCGGGAATGTATGCCTTATGAAGGCAGGCACCCAGACTGCCCGCTGAAGCTGGTGGAGAAAGGAGATGATTGAAATTAATGAACAAACCACTACGAAAGTTAAATACCCAATATATGCTGGAAGAAAGGGGCGGGTGAGGTATGAGAATCACACCCACGCAATTTATCTATCAGGCAGCACAGAAAACGCCAACAGTAACGCTTCCGTCAGGGAAAACATTTACATACGACTTTCCTGAGGTTCCAGCTATAGAACATCGCCAGCACTGCTGGCTCTGTGGTGGGTTTCTCAATGGAAAGGGAGAACTCAAATCAAAAATTATCAAGGATACCTTCACGGACCATTCTTACGCCCGGGCTCCGGGAGCAGATTACATATGTCCCGCATGCATATGGTGCCTGTCATACCGAGAACTGCGGAATTACAGCATATTGGCTACCAATGAAGGCCTGCGACATCCATCAAAAAATGAAATAGCCGAAATCATTCTGAATCCACCAGATCCGCCCTGGTTCCTCTGTATAGCGGTCTCGGGACAGAAATGGCTACATTTCAAAGGAAAAGTCAATCTGAATAACTCACGGTATGTTGTGAACCTGGAAGAAATTCAGGTGGTGATCGAACCAAAGACCTATATCCGGATGTTTGAGGTTGTAGAGCGGCTTTATAATGGCGGGTTCACGAAGGATGAAATTGAGCGGTTGGACTTTGCGGTCCACAGAATCCAGAAATATGGCCTGATGAATCTTGAAAGAGATATAACTATGCTTCAGCCTTACAAAGGGTCTAGAATGATTAAACTGGCCGCCTATCTGGCCAGAAAAAAGGATGAGGAAACATGAGACGGGCTCTAAGTTGTTATCAATACGACAGCGCGGCCGAATACGCTAGGGAATGTGGTCTGGATAGGACAACAATTGTCCGGTATATCAAGGAAGGCATATTAAAGGCCCGCAAGAGCCCCGGTAGGGGCGGACGGTACAAACTGCATGTGAAGGCGAACCCTCATCCGTCAAAGCTCAAAAAACCATATTCCAAATACAGCAAGGCCTATTCTGAAACGGAAATATACATCCTGCTCAACAACAAGGGCAAGCCAGCGAAAGTTGTGGCAAAGATGATCGGCAGAAATGCAAATTCTGTGAGGATAAAACGTTGCCGGTTAAGGAAAGCCGGCTATGACGTCTGAAAGGAGTTGAAACACATATGTTCTATGGATTTGAAACATCGGATGAAAATGCGGCAATAGGAGCTCTCCTGGTTTACGGGATATACCGCAGCAGAGACGTCAAAAGGTTTAAGGTTACTCCGGACATGTGGGGCATCATTGAGAGGGCAGTTAAGTCATCAGCTAAGAGAGCTATGGATTTAAACGATTTCATTGAGAAACTCAAACCAAAACTTTCGTGCAGCACTATTAAACCGCAATACATGAAAGCCCATGAACATATCAACATGTGGAGGAACCCAAATACAGGTGAAATATACCAGTTGAAAGAGGAAGGCAAGCGGGAATTCTGGGTGAATCTCCTTGAAGAAGCAGACCATGAAACCGTCTTAAAAAGACTGTACGAAAGAACCAGCTTGATTATTGCCTTAGTGAGGGACAGGCTGGAACGCGAAAGACCGCTAGAAACTGCCGGAGCATTGAAATTTGAGGAAGAAAATGAGGAGGATTAAAGCATGAGTTTAAAAAGAATAAATGGGTATCTGGAAGGAATTTATACCTTGAAATCCCCGCTTAGCCACATTGGGGATTCTCATGGCCCGGACAGCTATTTAGCGACACAAGATATAATTGGGCCCAATGGCAGACCAGTTGAAGTGTTTACCTTTTCCGGCAATGCAATCCGAGGCATGTTGAGGGATTGTGGCGCGAAGTATATGTTGGATAAGCTGGCCGGGGATTCATCAAGGCTGCAGCTGCCGCTTGATATCTTTTATCTCCTTTTCTCCGGTGGTAGCATTGGTGGAGACCAAAAGATTGACATTGACAAGGCGCGCCGGATACGTCAGAACATACCTGTATTATCTGTGTTTGGCGGTGGAGTAGGTAACCAGATATTATCAGGCAAGCTATGTTGTAATGACGCTTATCCTGTATGTATTGAGTGCGCGCATATCGTACCGCCGGAATATATTACCGAAACCCTCATCTCCTGGCGGCAGATGACGGAAGAGAGGTCCTACACACGGACAGATGACGCAAAAGATGAAAACAAGCGAGAATATCTAAGGCTTGAACCGGGAGAGGTCCTAATGTTGGAATCAGGAGAACAAGGTAGCTTGTTTGATGAACCGAAGGAAAACAAAAGAAAAGAAAACCCACAACAAATGAGATACACTATTGAGGTCATGCAAGCTGGAACAAGGCTATGGCACAGGATGGATGTCAAAGAAATGACCGAACTTGAATTCGGAGCCCTGATATCATGCATTGTTGAATGGGGCAAACATCCATATTTAGGAGGGCAGTCCCGAATAGGCATGGGTTACAGCTCACTCGTTTATAATTGGCATCCGGTTGGTGGCGAGATAGACAAGGACTTTATGTTGATTGGTAACCAGGTATTACTCAGCCTGCCGGCACAGGAGGCAAAGGCAAAGTACGATAAATTCCTTGACATTTACAAAACCTACCTGGAGGAAAACAGAGATGAGGCGGTGAGACTCCTTGACGCGGAACTTCCAAAACCTTAAAATCACGGCTTACATGTTGGATGGGAGGGTAGCCACTTATGATGGCTATCTTCCCCTTGATTCCATGATAGCATCGGCGAAAATTCTCAAAGAAAATCCGGAGTGGAGGGAGCGCGGAATCTGTCCTGATGACGTTAAAAACAGATTCATCCAGTTGCCATTTCGGAGGGAAAATGTCGGTACTCGATATTGGTATTGGGCTTGTTCATTCGCCTGTTTTCAGCCGGTAAAAGAATCCAGCCGGTACTGGCACAAGAGGTTTGACCAGGAATTGGCAGAGGAATATGTGGACTTTGGCAAGCGCAAAGGGACAGTAAATGTGAAATCAGCGCAGTATAAGAACTACCGCATACCATTGACAATCATCCTGACGCCGAAAATTGACTGGTACTGTGTGGGGGACGCCAGAGAAATTGCCAAACTACTGCCGTTCATAACCCACATTGGCAAGAAGCCCGCGCAGGGTCTGGGAGCGGTAAAAAAATGGGAGATAACACCTATTGACGAGGACTTAAGCTGGTTGCGTCCGGTCCCGGATGAAAACGGGAATGATGAAATAGGCATACGTCCGCCGTACTGGTGGCGGGAGAACATTATGAGGGTAAGGTGGCCTGAAGATGAAAGATTGGGAGCGAGAGCAATATTTGCTAAATAGTAGGTTGAGTAGTTTTCAGAAAAAGATACAGAATGCCATATCAGTTATTGAAGCTGCATTAGCAAAACTGGGACTTTGGGCTATATCTTGCTCGTACGGCAAGGATTCCCTGGTACTTCTTGACCTGGTGTTTTCTGTCAGGCCATGTACTGTGATGTTTAAAGATAGCGGCTATTGTCTCTCTGAGACTTACGAAACAATGAATGAGTGCGAAAAGAGGTATGGCTATAAAACCCAGGTCAAACGGCAGGACTTATCCTGGGAAGAGTTACTTGACGCATACGGACTACCAGGAATAAACCGGACTGAATCACAGCAAAAAAGAGTTGTTCAATTAATCAAAAAAGATGTTCTTTCTGATTTTGCAAAGGAACTGGGGATCCAAGGCGTATTCTGGGGATTGCGAAGCCAAGAAGCCAGAGGAAGAGAGATGCTGCTTAAATCTAAAGGTCACACTTTTTTGAATGAGACCAGCGGTTTGTGGTATTGTGCGCCGCTATATAATTGGACAGCTGATGATGTCTGGGCTTATATCATATCACGCGAGTTGCCCTATCCAAAATTTTACGATTACCCGCAAGGCGATAAGGACCGCAATTGGATCCGCAACACTGGCTGGGCTTCAACGGACGGTGCGGCAGAAGGAAGGATAATCTGGCTTAAGAAGCATTATCCCGAATTATATAAACGATTAGCTGAAAGATATCCTGAAATACGAAGTTATACCTAATAAACCAGAGATTAATGGAGGTCAAACGTGAAGTACAGGATAGAACAAAAGAAAGAACCAGAACCAATTATAACTGTAATTGAATATGTCTTGATTACACAACCAGAAATATTTATGCAGGCACCATCACTTATGATGCCTGCACTTATAAATCATGCTACCAGGACCGCACTACAGATGCCTTATGACGGCTTTGATAAATTCAAAGAAAACCTTGCCCGCATCATGACCGAGCGACCTAAACCAGGCTTGGGTGGACTAATACCTGGGGAAGACGAATCATACCTACACCACAATATATAGTGTTACGCAGGGCCTGGAGATATACAACATATTGTGTGTCGATAATATCCCAAATCAAGGGGGTCAAGCATGACGAAAGAGGAATTGTCTCAACTGAGGCATATTGTCAAGGAGATTGAACTCCTGAAAAAAGAGATTGAAAAAATGGAAAACTCACCAGAGGACTACATAGCATGTGATGTCGTATCCGGCTCCAACCCAAAGTGGCCGTATGAACCGAGGAGGTTTCACGTGGAAGGGATAACGCTGCCAAATTATGAGAAACGGCTCAAAAAGCTAAAAAAGCGGTTACAAAGGCGAATTGATGAGCTTATGGAAAAGCGGGAAGAGTTGGAAGAGTATATATCGACCATTGATGACAGCGAATTAAGGATAATATTTGCGTTAAGATACATCAATGGCTTAACCTGGCGGGAAATTGCGGCGCATTTGGGTGTTGCAGGAGACGGAAGCACTGAAAGAAAGAAGCATGACAGATATTTAAAACTTTCCCGATATTCCTCAAAATGATGCGATATTATTAAGCTGGACAAGTACCGCACGGGGAACCGGGCGGTTTTTATTTTATCACGGTTCGTGTGGGTTATGAACATCATGTTGAAGCCAGGGGTGGGAGGCAGTGATGTGAGACAAAGGAAAACAGACGCTTTTTATTTAAGCAGAAAATGGAGAAAGCTCAGGAAAGAAATATTGCAGAAATACAAAAATGAATGTCAGATATGTAAAGCCAAAGGAAGATACAGAAGGGCAACTCATGTTCACCATGAATTTCATCGAGATGAATATCCAGAATATGAGATGATGGAGTTTGTTAAGTTGTCTGATGGAACAGCGAAGCAGAATCTTGTTCCAGTGTGTAAGGAATGTCATGAGACAGTTTGTCATCCTGAGAGGTTGAGAAAGAATAAACAGGAACCGTTGACAGAGGAAAGGTGGTAAATATGAGAATAGTAATAACATTGAGTGGGTTGGATGAAGTTAGAGCATATATGAGCGAAATATGCGAAGAGTATAAGGACATTGTGCAGAGGTATAACCGATACACAAACACTATCACGCTTATCAACGGCGATGAAATAAAAGGCTATTCTGAAGCATCACGAAGAGATGGAATAAGTGCAGATGTAGCATTAGGCATTGATGCGCGGTATATTACTCTTCGTTCTAAGCATCAAAAGCCTGTATGGGATTCTGATGATCTATGCAATTATCTTGACCTGTTGATTAAAACTGGGACTAGAATGTTTGATAAATGTTGAACCCCCCCGGTCAAAAAAATTGTGATTTTAATTTGGGGGCGTAAACTCGGCGTGGGGGAAGACAAGACGTAAAATTTGCAATTCTCACATGAGAGGGGAGGTAGGCAAATGGCAGGAAAAGCCAGACAACCCACTAAAAAGGGAAAAATCAAGCAGGATTTGCTTGACCAACTTGAGAGAAATGGCATTGTTGGCGAACACTACCTTGATTTGGTGGATGATTATATCCAATTATGGGAGATAAAAAACAAGCTCATCAAGGACGGTAAAAAGAATCCATACACCGAATGGCGGAACAGTGACACCAGTTTTGGGCGCAAGAAGAATGACAGTATAGACCAGGCGGTTAAAGTGAGCAAACAGATGATAGAAATATTAAACTTCTTGGGCCTCAAGCCACCAAAAGATGGCGGTGAGGTAGATGATGACGACATGGAAATGTAGGAGGCGAGATTACCACCCATACATTGACCAATATATTGACGACTGCCGGTCCGGTAAAAACATTGTAGGCAAGGATATCTTGCTTGCATTGGATTACATCGAAGAAAAACTCGATGACCCGGATGTATTTATCGATACCGAGAAGATAGACAAAGCCGTCGAACTCATGGAGCGGTATTTTGAAATAAAGCTTTTTGACTGGGAGCTCTTTGTAACGGCCCTGATTCATTGCTACTATAAGTCCGATGATACCGTGGTGTTTTCCACGATATTCATAATGATGGGGCGCGGCAATGGCAAAAACGGATTCATAAGTCCTATCGCATGGTATCTGACTACGCACTATCACGGCATAAAGGGCTATAATGTTGATATAGTGGCGAATGCGGAAGACCAGGCGAAAACGTCATTTGAGGATATTTACGAAACCCTTGAGCGCACATGGTCGAAGTCTAAAAAATTCTTTTATAAGAGCAAGGAGAAAATCGTAAACCTCATAACGAAGTCATATATCAAATATAACACCAGCAACGCCAAGACAAAAGACAGTAAGAGGACTGGATGCCTGATATTCGATGAGGTTCATCAGTACGAAAGTTACGACCAAATAAAAGTCTTTACCTCAGGCTTTGGAAAGCGAAAGCATTCCAGGGCCTTTTATATTACCACTAACGGCAATGTCCGGGAAGGTGTCCTGGATGATATGTTGGCGATCGCCGAGGATATCCTGAATGGTACTATAAAAAATCTGCGCTGGTTACCCCTAATCTACCGGATAGACGACGAGAAGGAAGCGTTGGATCCTAAAAAGTGGCATAAGGCAAATCCTTCTTTGAAGTACCTTCAAACGCTCCGACTGGAGATGGAACAACAATTCATTGAAATGAAATACAGGCCTGCCCTGGAAGAAGAATTTTACACCAAACGTCTAAACTGGCCGAAAGGGAACCGGGAATTGCAAGTTACAGAGTGGGATAACATTGCAGCAACTAACAAGCCTATCCCGGACTTAACCGGTTGGGATTGCACTGTTGGTATTGACTATACAAAACTTCGCGACTGGGCGGCTGTAAACTTCCATTTTCGCAAGGGCGACCAGCGATATGACATCGGTAGGTACTGGGTATGCACACAAAACCCGGAACTGGAACGCGTTAAAGCTCCGTGGCGAGAATGGGAGCAATGCATTCCGGTTGATGATGTAGAAATTTCTCCAGAATTGATAACAAACTACATCCTTGAAATGGGACAGAAATATAACATCAAGATGATTGCGATTGATAATTTCAGACTTGCACTCATGAAAGATGCTCTTGAAAAAATAGGTTTCAGCAAAGATCGAGAAAATCTGTATCTTGTGCGACCGAGCGACATTATGAAAATTCAACCCGTAATTGACAGCTGCTTCAACAAGCAGCTTTTTGTTTGGGGAGATAATCCGCCATTACGCTGGGCCACGAACAACACGAAACGGGTTCCCCGCGGTAAAAAAGAAGGTACAGACACCGGCAACTACTATTACGCGAAAATTGAGGGCAAAAGCCGAAAAACTGACCCGTTCATGGCTCTGGTTCACAGCATGGTCGTTGAGGATGTGCTTGAATCCGGTCAGAACTCATGGGATGATTTGCCGGTAATTACGGCATAGAAAGAAGGTGAGATATTGAATATAATCACATGGCTGATAGATAAACTCGGTGGGAAGCCGGTACCCATAAATTTTAACGATGAAAAATTGCTCGACGAATATGCTTCGCTGGTCGCTGACATCTACATTCGAGAGATGGCGTTCTGGTCGGCCGTCAACCTGGTTGCGAATGCTGTGAGCAAGTGCGAATTCAAGACGTTTATGAACGGTAAGGAAACCAAAGGCAAAGAATATTATCTGTGGAACATCGAGCCGAACCGTAACCAAAACAGTAGTGTTTTCCTTCACAAGTTGATAGCGAAGTTGTATCGTAACAACGAATGCCTTGTAATCGAGCAGAACGGGCAGTTGCTTGTCGCTGACAATTTCATCCGAAAGCCTTATGCGCTATATGATGACGTATTCTCACAAGTCCAGGTTGAAGATTTTACATTTAATCGGTCGTTTACACAATCGGAAGTGCTGTATTACAAACTTAACGAGGAAAATATCCGCAAATTAGTCAATGGATTGTATGAAAGCTATTCGAAGCTGATTACATACAGCATGAAGGCATATCAGCGTTCAAGGGGAACAAAGGGCATATTTAAGTATGACACCTTGCCGGTAGCTGGAACAAATGAAAGAAAAGCATTTGACGCGCTCATCAACGAAAAAATAAAAAAGTGGATGGATGGCGATAATGCTGCATTGCCTCTGGGACGTGGGCAAGAGTGGAAGGAACTGCAGCACAAGACATACACCAACGAAAGTACAAGAGACATCAGGGCGCAAATTGACGACATTTTTGATTTTACCGCCAGAGCCTTCGGCATTCCTCCGGCATTGCTCCGGGGAGATGTCCAGGACACATCAAAGGCAGTTGACCAGTTGCTGACGTTTTGTGTTGATCCTCTGGTGGACATGTTACAGGAAGAAATCAACCGCAAGCGCAATGGATATACCGGATTCAGTCAGGGAACATACTTGAAGATTGATACGAAGAGTATCAAGCATGTTGACCTGCTAAGTGTTGCGACGGCCATTGACAAGCTCATTGGCAGTGGTGCCTTCTGCATTAATGACATACGCAAAGCCGTGGGAGATGAGCCGATTGACGAGCCATGGGCAAATCAGCACTTCATAACCAAGAATTATGAGACAGTAGAAAACGCTTTAAAGGCGCTGGAGGGAGGTGAGAACGGTGAAGAATAAATACTATGCGCTTGAAACTAACGGCAAGGAAGTAGATATCTACATCTTTGGTGATATCACATCATGGGAGTGGTATGAGAATGATGTATCCAGCTACACATTGTCAAAGGAGTTGCAGATGTTAGACCCGGACATAGAGGTCATCAATGTTCACATTAACTCCTATGGCGGCGAAGTGGCAGAAGGCCTTGCGATTTATAACCTACTCCGGAACCATAAAGCGAAAGTCAGGACTTATTGTGACGGATTTGCCTGCAGCATAGCATCTGTTATTTTTATGGCCGG